GACTTTGGTGAAGAAAACATACCAGGACTGTTTGTGTCAGAACCAATGCGAAAAGGACATGTTCGTAAGTTCCGCAAAGGATTTAATACTACACACAGTACAAAAATTAGTGCATGTAGTAGATTAAAAACTATGATTGAAAATGATAAAATGAAGGTAAGTTCAGGACCGCTAATAAGCGAATTAAAAGGATTTGTAGCAACAGGTAGCACATACAAAGCAAAGACAGGTGAAACAGATGACCTAATTAGTGCTACACTACTTGTAATAAGAATTATGAGTGTGTTGAGAGATTGGGATCCACGAGTGTACAATACATTCAAAAGCATGGAATCAGAAGAAGATTATGAACCACCAATGCCTATCTTCATTAGCACCAACTATTGATAAATATTAATATGAAAAACTTGGATTTAATAGGCGAAGAGCTGTTTAATAAAATTAGAGGTAGATTTCCTTCAGTTACAATAGGTAACCAAGAAGGAGTTGTTACCAATGTGCCGTCAGAGGCACGTTTCTTTGATTTTGACTTCAAAGAAGGGGACAAAAACTTGGGCAAAGTTAGTGTAAGCGTTGATGATAAAAGCCTAAGTGTTATGTACAGCAACAATTTTGTTGAAGGGCAAGACAAGTTTACCAAAGAAAAATGGTATGGATTTTTAAAAGAACTACGTTACTTTGCAAAGAAAAGACTATTAAATTTTGACACAAGAGATATTACTAAATCAAATCTCAACCGCAGAGATTATAAATTTTTAGCAAATAATACTGGAGACATAACAATGAGCGAATCAAAGATGTATGGTACTAGCAAGACCAGTTACCAAGATGTTGGCACAGCAAGACTTGCACTTAGACACAGCAAGCCTGTCAACCAAGAACTTGCACATGGTAGAACACAACACGTAGAAGCAATCTACATAGAAAGTGATCAAGGAGAAAGATTTAAGTATCCTTACAGACACTTGAATGGTGCAAGAGCAATGGCACGTCACGTAGCAGAAGGCGGTATTTCTTATGATGATTTTGGCAGATACATTGTTAGTCTTGCAGAAGAATTAAACAAACTGCGTAAGTTCAAGAATTACATGGGTCGCTCAGGTGTAATGGCTGAAGGTTTACAAGGTTACATGGATGTAGTGTACGAAAGAATTGACACAGTAAAAAAGACAATCGAACAGCTTCAAAAACCTACTCATTACAAAAAAGCCTTTGAAGGTTTTGAAAAACCTGTGCTGGAAGAAGTACCAGAAGAAGTTTCGAGTAATTGGATTGATCAATTAACAATTCGTCAATTTAACGAAGAGCTTAAAGATGTATTTCCTTATATCTACAAATTAGTAAATGAAAAGACCAAAGCAAAAGAACTTGGCCCGGAAGATATCTTAGGTGAAAGAACAGAAGATGACCTTATGACAGCATATGAAAAAGGCGGTGAAAGTCAATTAGCTCGTGCTTTAGGAATTACAACAGATCAATTAGATGATGAAATCAATGAAGTTGGATACGAAAGAGGCTTACATGCAGATGATGATCGAGAAGATATTATTCTTGACATTATCCGCGATCATGCTGATGACAATGATCTTTCAATGTCAGATTATGATGGACAACCAAGTTCATATGATGAGTATCAAGACCTATATGGTGGAGATGATAACCCAGCAGACTACATGGATTTTGAAAGTTTTGAAAACTGGGCAGACGATGTTGTTGAACAAGGATTAGAAGATGCACCAGTTGACGAAATGGATGATGATCCACAATACAAGTCATGGTTAAGAATTTATAAGAAAAGTCCAGATGCAGCAGAAGCTCATCCTAAACATGAAGAATTTTTAAAATACTATCAGTCACAAGAAAAAGAAGGCAACAAATTTACAATGGCACTTAAGAAAGCCAAAGACGATGATGAAGATGAAATGGAAGTTGACGGCAAAAAGATACCAGTCACTGAGTTTGTTCTTTCATTATTTGACAGAGAAACAGGCCAGTTTCCAAAAGGCGAAACAGCAGTGCTGACAGCAGTTGAAAAAGATTACGGTGAAGAATACATAAACGGTGCAAAAGACTTTATTGAAGCAATTAAGCACAAGTTTGAAGATTTTCAAATGAGACAAGAAGCAAGTGCAGAGCACGATGCAGAAATGGCTCAAATGAGAGAATTAGCTGGTTTAACCAACTAATTCAAAAAATTAGCAGAAAAAGGTTGACTTCTGCTAAGTATTATTGTATAGTACATAATGTGCTATATAATATTAAGGCACAATGCAATAGGCAATATATAAGGAGGCAAAACTATGGCATCATTAGCTGAAATTAGAGCAAAACTAAAAGAGCAAGAATCACGCACAAGCGGTGGTTCACAAAGCGGCGGCGACAACGCAATTTTCCCATTTTGGAATATGAAAGAAGGCGAGACAAGTACTCTGCGCTTCTTACCTGATGGCGATGAGTCAAACACTTTCTTTTGGAAAGAACGTTTGATGATTAAACTTCCATTTGCAGGAATTAAAGGTGAAACTGATTCACGTCCTGTACAGGTACAAATTCCATGTATGGAAATGTATGGTGAAACATGCGATATCTTGAATGAGGTACGCGGTTGGTTCAAAGATCCAAGTCTTGAAGATATGGGTCGTAAGTATTGGAAAAAGCGTTCTTACGTATTCCAAGGCTTTGTAGCTGACACACCACTACAAGAAGATAGAACTCCGGAAAATCCAATCCGTAGATTTATCATTGGTCCACAAATTTTCCAAATTATCAAAGCGGCATTAATGGATCCAGACATGGAAGAACTGCCAACAGATTACACTGCTGGTGTAGACTTCCGTCTTGCAAAGACAACCAAAGGTGGTTATGCAGACTACTCAACATCAAACTGGGCTCGTCGAGAGCGTCCACTTGGTGATGCAGAGATGCAAGCAGTAAACACACACGGTTTGTTTAACTTGGGAGACTTCCTACCTAAGAAACCTACTGATGTAGAACTAAAGGTAATGAAGGAAATGTTTGAAGCATCTGTTGATGGCGAGGCTTATGATGCTGATCGTTTTGGTCAGTATTTCCGTCCAGCGGGCATGGCAGCACGTACAGGTGATCCAAATGTATCATCTTCAAACGGTACTGCAACTTCAAGAAATGAAGCGCCAGCAGAAACTCCAGCACCAGCTGTAGAAACTGCTCCAGCACCACAACCAGAAGCAACTCCAGCACCAGCGGCTGAGTCAGCTCCTGCAGACAGCGGTGACGGTAAGGCACAAGACATTCTTGCAATGATCCGTTCAAGACAACAAAATTAATAGCACAGGGAGGGAGCAATCCCTCCCAATTATTTGATAAGGAGATACTATGGCTAAATCGTTTGATCCGAGCAAGTTTCGGACACAACTAACAAAATCTATTTCAGGTATGAGTGCAGGATTCAACGATCCCACTGATTGGATTTCAACAGGTAACTATGCACTCAATTATCTTATCTCAGGAGACTTTCACAAAGGTGTACCGATGGGTAAGGTAACTGTGTTTGCAGGTGAATCAGGTGCAGGTAAATCATATATCTGTGCAGGTAATATTGTAAAAGCAGCACAGGATCAAGGTATCTTTGTTGTACTAATTGACTCAGAGAACGCACTTGATGAAAGTTGGCTACACGCTCTTGATGTAGATACTTCAGAAGAAAAACTACTCAAACTAAACATGTCAATGATTGATGATGTTGCTAAGACTATTTCAACTTTTATGACAGACTACAAAGCAATGGACGAAGAAGATCGTCCTAAGGTGTTATTTGTTATTGACAGTTTGGGTATGTTGCTAACACCTACAGACGTTGATCAGTTTAACAAAGGTGATATGAAAGGTGATATGGGTCGTAAGCCCAAGGCATTGACAGCACTTGTACGTAACACAGTCAACATGATTGGCTCACACAACGTAGGACTTGTATGTACTAACCACACATACGCAAGCCAAGATATGTTTGATCCAGATGATAAAATCTCAGGTGGTCAAGGCTTTATCTATGCATCAGCTATTGTAGTTGCAATGAAGAAATTGAAACTAAAAGAAGACAAAGATGGTAAAAAAGAAACAGATGTACGTGGTATCAGAGCCGCTTGTAAGGTTATGAAAACACGTTACGAAAAACCATTTGAAAGTGTACAAGTTAAGATT